GTTACGTGTGCCAAGACCACCGCCGAAATCCTTTTTCGGATATTTGCTCCAATGAGGATATGCCTGGTCAGGGGTATGTTTGACGTATGTTAGGCGAATACCATGACAGGATATCAACACATCACCGGGGTTACATGTACGAAGATCAATCATTTACGCGTCCTTATATTTACTGTAGGGCACACGGTGGCCCATGGTGGTGTTCGGAGCTACGACGCGAACTGCATTCAGGATCTCGAATACGTTGGCGCCATAGAATTGGTCGAAGGTGTTCTTGACTGTGTTCTCAATGACCGTGAATGTTTCAATGTCTCGCCCGTACACTTCATAAACAATAAACTCACTCATGATCTTCTTCCTACTCTCATTCAATACAAGTATTATATCAAAATCAGGCAGGAAACACAAATATTCAATGAAATCAATAGGTTAGTCGAACTTAATATCGGAATAATCCCTCAACTTTGCACTCTTGTCGAATAACGGCATGGCATCATCCGTCTTACCGGCGTCAGATAATGTTTGCTGTGATTCTTCAACATCGAACAATTTAAATTTTCCTATCTCTACACCTACGATAAATTTCTTGTAATAATTAACGTCACCGTATCTGGACTTTAATTGTTTCACCATCAACTGACCCATTGCATCCAATTCTTCTGTCCTGATCACACCAACCAGAAAATCTAGCGTGGCAGGTAAACCGAAACTCTCAGATGTGGAAGTCATATCAAAGTCCGAATCACCGAAACCTTGACGAGTTAACTGTGTTGCTGTGAATCCAACTGCATTATACTCAACCATCAAACCACGTAATTCTTCTGCGGTTGCTTTCACCGCAAAGTAAGAATTGAAGTTGCTGCTCTTATATTTCTGTGATGCGCAAATGTTAATGTAATCGATGCATATAACGTCAGGGAGAAATTCTTTCTTAAGTTTAAGTTCTTCTAATAACGCTCGGAAGTGTCCAACATGAGCACCTCCTGTTGGATACTCTTTAATAATCAAACGACCTTGAGACTTAGCTTTGATATCACCAATGTTAGATGTGAAGTCTTCGTGCTTTAAACGAGCCAAGTCATCGATGGTAATATCCATCAGATTGCAGTCAATTCTTTCCGCGATCTTTTCTTGGGCCATTTCCAATGTGATGTATAGGACATTATATCCTAATGCAAGTGATGATGCTGCATAATCACAAAGAAACAAACTCTTACCAACGTTTACACCTGCCAGAACAGCATTTAGTGTCTTTCTAGGGATACCACCTTTGGTAACTTTATTGAAGTATTTGAGTCTGAATGGGATACGATCTTCTTTCTTATGATAGAATTCAAATCGTTCCTCTGCATTTTCAAAGAAATCGTGACCAACCTCTTTGTCAAAAGATATGGCTAAAGCATCTTGTAGAATCGACGGGATGCTATCACGACTGATCGTATCACTTTTCCCGTCAATAACCTGGATCGATTGCATTATTGCATTGTATAAAGCTTTGTCTTTACAAAATTTCTCAGTACGCTCGATCAACCAGTCTCGGTTCTCTTCCTTGCCAGTCAAACCATCAACAATTTCTTTAGCCGTAACATATTCATCCTGACTAAAACCATCAAACTCTTTTGCCATTAGCCTAAGAATTCTTTGATTTGGAGCTTTATTATGTTTCTCAGAAAAAACTTTGATGAACTTAAAAATAGTTTTTTCCTCACGACTGTCGAAGTAATCCTCCGATAGATGTGGAATTGCTATTCTGAAATATTCATCATCGTTTATAAGATTTTCAAAAATGATACTTTCAACTGTTTGGTCTGCCACTTAAACTCCACCTGTATACACAACGTCATTTGATTCAATCTGTTGATCTATTAGATTAATTAGGATGTCTCCTGCTATTATATCAAACGTAGCTCTGTTGTCAATATCACCTCTAACTGTGGTGATTTCAAACTTGAGAGTTGCCGAATCATCGGCTGTGTTCTCCTGGACTCCAACTGAACCGTAACAATATTCAACACCAATGAACTCACCTTCAAGGATTTTGATTGTGGCGAACCCGTTGATACTATTGTTTGTGACCGAGTATTTGGGCGTATCACTCATCTTCGTCATCCTGCATGTTTATTGGTGCAGCAGCCAATTGATATTTGTTCTTGATAAAATCGTAGAACACTTTGTCGGTCAGAATTTCAGTCCAGAATTCTTTTGTGTGGGTTTCTTTCTCACGATACTTCTTATCGTCTACACTCTTGGTCTTCTGATAATAGCCGTTTGATGGCTTGACAACGAACCCGGCTTCAATTGCTAGATCAAGAAGTCCACCGAATCTGTCGATACCTGCATCGAACATTACTTGGAAAGGTAGTTTGCTTTTCTCTTTAACGAAACGCGATTTTTCAATGTTAATGGTGAACTTATAACCAATAACATCGGTTCCATCTTTTTCTTGTGAACGACCAATGATGAAAATTTGATTGGCAGAGTAGTAGACACCTGTTCCACCACTAACGATTGTCTTGGCGAACATACCAGTTTCTTCGTATACATGATTAACAACCAAGCAAGGAATGTCCTTCATTGTCAGGTGTGGTGTGATGATACGGAATAATGATTTGATCTGCTTTGCGCGAGTCATATCGGCAACAGACTTTTCATTCTCTGCGTCTTCAACTTCTTTCTTAGATGCCAGGTTTCCAAGCGAGTCAAGGAAGATTATTACGCGGTCGCCTTTCTTGATTTCTTGTAAACGCTTAACGATATCGAACTTTAGTTGTTCAATGTGTTCAAGTGGAATATGAAGTACTCGATCACAGTCAATACCGTGTGCAACCAGGTATTCTGGAGTCACGCCGAATTCAGAATCATAAAATAAGCAGACTGCATCAGGATACTTTTTCATATACGCTTTAACACATACAAGAGCCAAGTTACTCTTAAAGTGTTTGCTAGGTCCTGCCAGAATGGTAAGACCGGGTACGATGCCACCGTCGAGCGTACCAGAGAATGCGATATTAATAATTGGGACGTTTGTTTGAACTACATCTTTGGGTTTGAAAAAGCTCGACTCATTGATGGTTTGTGTTTTGATAGACCCTGCGGCCTTTAGTTTGTCTAATAGAGACATGTGATTTCCTTTTAAAACGGTTGATTGAAATGATGGACCGTCCATCTTATAATATACTTACCCGAAGAAATCTACCAAAGATGACTTCTTTTCTAACTCCCAACCAGCACATGATGTAAGTGATTCTAATGGATTTACAAACGTTTTCTCAAACTGTAAATCGTAGTCAACATATTTATGCAACCCAATTTCGGGGAATTTATCCCCTGCTACGAATCCTATGACGTTCTCACGGATTGGATTTGGCTTTTTAAGATAAATGAATTTTATCTTGTCTCCGTTTTGAATAGGAGCATTCTTAGTGTGTTCATTATGAAGTAATGCTGCTCTCACATGGATGGGGACTGCACCTTTCTTCTTATATATCGTATCACGATCATAATATTTGTCGATATCATTAATGCCCCGGGGGAATGCAATTGCGGCAGGGTCGGCTTTAAAGAACGCTTCTTTTATTTCTGCGAATCGTTCACGAAGTTCCAATTCACCTTTCTCAAACATTAACGAAAGACATTCTTTCAACCACGTTCTACAAACTTGAGGGGTTGATGAACGAACAATTTCAATGCCTTGCACTTTTAGTTTCGGTACGGGATAATCAACACCCTCCGAGTTGTGAACGTACATTGCGTAGTTCTTTTTGGCTCTGAATAATGCTTTTGATGCGATTGCTTCACGCTTCGCACCCATGACAGGATCAAAGCAATTCATGTTTTTAAAGAGTTCGTCTATAGACGCTTGTACCACAGGTTGAATAATTTCCTCGGAGAACTTGTCTAGGAATTTAACAATTTTGTCAGTCGGCTTTCCATCACAAAACTTCTTGACGATTGGATCAACGTTCAACATAATCGAATCCGTGTCCGCTGCAATAACGTAGTCCACGTTTGTGGTTACCATTATCACGTTGATTTTAGCGTTCAGTTTATTGGCCAAGTGCATATCAGACAATTGTCCTGACAGTGTAATGGCTTCGGCCATGCGGTAATCGTAATAATGGAAACCAGGTTGACCGATGGCACCATACGCGCTGTTAGCGGAAATCTTCAATGCCATTTGCCGCATGTTTAACGATGCAATCTTAGGCAAGAGTGCGGTGTTCTTGGTTTGTTGATATTCGATTTCTAACAGCAACATTTCTTTCTTAGCCACCTTACGACCAACCATTGTAAGTTCCATCAACTCGGCAAGGAAACCTTTTGTAGTTTTGTCGTACATTGTACCATTGGCCGCGACGGTATGGTTTATTTCGCGCGCTCTATCGCCTGATGCCTGTGCCGATTCGTCGTGACTCAAGAAGTTTGATACCAGTACGTCGAACTCAGCCGGTTTAAAAGTCTCAGGTGAGATATTCCATTGACGAATAATTGATGGGTACAGTGAAGCAAAGTCGAATGTTAAACACCAACCATACATTCCTGGGATGGTTGCTTTAACCCATCCACCTTCATAATCTTTTTGTAATGCGTTTCTCTTAGGAGGTACAACAATATTCTTTGATGTGAGGTGATTGTAAATGAACACTTCCCATGGAACAACTGTTCGGTAAATGTCTTGGAGGTTGCAATGATAAAGGTACATCAGAGAAAATGCCAACTCTATCAGTTTCATCTTTTCTTCAAGACGAGTAACCAACACAGTATCAATAGCGTTATAACGAACGAACGTATCGAAGTGATTTGTGTAATTGTCGTAGAACGTCTTACCAGGCATTTCAACTTTACCTGAACCTAATTCTTTCTCAGCAATAAAGTCAAGACGATATGATTCACTCGCTGAATAAGTGAACTTCTTATACAACTCCAGGTAATCGAGGTCAATCACACCAACGATATCGAACGTCTGAATACTACGACCTCTGATTTCCATCACCTTTTCACGAATCAGATTGAAGGGTGATAGTCGTTTAACAACAGTTTCATCGAACAGTTTAACGATTCGGTTTACTAGATAGGGTATATCGAACTGAGAAGTGTTCCAACCTGTTAATACTTCAGGTTTGGTGGTGTGCATGTAATGGACGAACGCAAGTAACAGCGACTGCTCAGAATCGTATTTTTTGTAGATGAAGTTATCGTCTGGTGTTGGGTCGAAGTCTTTCAGACCCATTACGACAGTTTGCTTTTCAATCGTGCTATAATACGAAATCATAACAACCGGTACAGCAGCAGATTGTGGATCGGGGAAACCATCGGTCTCTTTTCCCACAACTTCAATGTCGATTGTTAGTACGTTGACGAGTGACAAGTCATAATCAACATCACCAGCAAAATGTTCGTTGATGAACTGATATTGCCATTTAGTGAAACCATGTACCTCAAATCCTTGAACGTCTTTATAGCGTTCAACGAAGTCTTTGGCTTCACGGATGGTGCCAAACTTAATTGGTTCGAGTGCTTGATCTGAGTATAGCGCTTTCCACTTGCTCGGTTTATTTGACTTTACATATAGTGTTGGTTCGAAAGGAACCGATTCGAT